GCCTCAGAAGTTAAATTAAAGATTCCTAACTGTGTATATACACCAACAGGAGCACAAGCATTTATGAAAAAGGGTCAGTGGGAAGATGCATCTGATGTAGCACAACCACTACCAGGAGATATCGCCTTTTTTGATTTCCCAGGAGATAATGTAAATCGTATCTCACATATTGGGATTGTAGTCAAGGACAACGGAGACGGAACTGTTACCTGTATCGAAGGCAATACTGCCCCAGATAAGAAGGGTGATCAGCGCAACGGAGGGCAAGTATGCCTCAAAGTGCGTGCGTTCAAGAAGAAGAATGGCTCTAAAGTGAGAAGGTCTCAGACTGTATCCATCGTTGGATTCGGTAAGCCAGTTTTCAAGTCATAAGGAGAAACATGTTCGACAAGAAAAAACTACAAGCAATTGCAGCATCGTATTTTCGAGCAGCACTAGCATCAGTAATCGCGCTTTACATGGCAGGACAGAGCGACCCTAAGGTATTGGCTTCGGCTTTCCTTGCAGGGTTCGTAGGACCCGTTCTAAAGGCGTTAGACAAGAATGCCAAAGAATTTGGACGCACTAAGTAGTATATAAGTACCCCTGAGAAGCCCTACAAGGGCCTTTTAAGACATTTTGCCCCTCAAACCTATAGGAGATAACACTTCAATATGGTTTGGGGGGCTATTTGTCGTTTCTATCCACCCGTAGAGTAGAACCCTGAGCCGTTAAACTTGACTGGTACTGCCGTGTAGACACGCTTCATAGGGTCTCCACAGGAGCACTCCCAGACATTATCCCTATCTTCCACATCAACGTGCTTATCCATGGTAGTACCACAGGTATCGCACTTGTATTCGTAGGTAGGCATTACTCTTCGAAAGTGCCTCTGGCTATATTTATCGACTTATTAAAGGCGTTAATTGCTGCCATCCCCGAGTTGCTATAAGGGTCGTGTGCATTCTTAAGCCATTCAATCTCTTGGACTATCTGATTTCGTAGTTCTTGAATCTCTATCTCTAAAGTCTTTACCATTTGAGCCTCCTGATTTAGGAATTTAGTGTATCATAGATATGCGGGCAACCGTGGGGCGGAAACTTCAAATGATGGATGACGGCAAAAGCCTATCCTGAACTGTCTCCCTGAACCACCATTAAATATTATGGGGGGTAGGGGGGCGTTTCTTAAAATCAGGAATTGGGCAGCGTTTTAAGAAACCCGTTCCGAGTAGCGTGGTAATAATCGCTGTGATAGAGTCATCCTATGAACGAATTACCTAAGCATATTTCCTATTCCAGTTTTACAACTTGGCAAGACTGTGGATGGAAGTACTACCTACAAAAAGTAGTAGGAGTAAAAGAAGCACACGCCGTCTGGTTTACTGGTGGATCTGCCGTACATAAGGCTACAGAAAACTATGATAACGCAGGAAACATAACAACCGATTCTGCATACCTTGATACTATCTGGAACGAGGCTTGGTTTAATCAAGTCAAAGAAGATGAAGAGATCAATGGTGACATGAACACGTGGCAGTTTGCCAAACGTGAAGACATGACATGGTGGTATGGTGAAGGTCGCTGGATGCTTGAGAACTGGGCTAAGTTCCGTTTCAATGGCTGGGGTGTCTACGAAGATTTTATTGAAAAAGAGTACGAGATTGATATTGAAGATTCTAGTGTCAAGATGGCAATTGACCGTGTGATGGTAGACTTCGAGGGGAATCGGGTGCTCCTCGACATCAAAACTGGTGCGTCATCCCAGAGGCATCCTTTGCAACTCGCGGTCTATGCGTGGGCGCTGAAAAAGCAAGGGATTTCTGTCGATAAGGCAGGCTTCTGGGATGCACGTACTGGTAATGTGACCTTATGGAACCTATCTAATTTACACCCTGAGCGCGTAGAAGATTTACTTAATACATTTGACAAGGCTCGCAAGGAAACAATATTCTTGCCTAACTTGAGCAACTGTGGCAGATGTGGGATTACATCCTCCTGTAAGTATGTAAACGGCAACGCTGTTCACCAATAGAGTTCAAACATGAACATCATGAAGAGGAGATAAAATGACTGGTAACTTCCAAGTCAGTAGCAAACTCTACGACGGACGTATATTCGTTGTAGCATCGGAGACCTACGCAGGCTTCTGCGAGGCTCTAGAAAGTGCAGTAGGCATTGAGGAGTCGCAAGATTTACTCAAGCAGATGGCACAATCACTATCAGGTGCACCTCAAAATGCATCAGAAGCAGTTGGAAATGTACGTCAGGCATTCCCTAACGGACAGATCGATCATACTGCACATCCAACACAAACTGCTACCAGTACTCTCGGTCCAGAAGGAAAGAGTTGTACACATGGTATTATGACCAAGCGACAAGGTGCAGGTGCTAAGGGACCATGGAAGGGCTATATGTGCCCTACTCCAAAGGGAACCCCTGATCAATGTGAACCTGTATTTATCCGTCGCAACGACCCAGAATGGAATAACTTCTAACAAATGAGAACACTTGCCCGCGCCGTAGGTAGTAAAGACATAGGTGGCGAACCGCTACCAACAGTCTTCCGTACTTTTGAGATCAACAAAATTGTGTTTCGACGTGCCGAAATATCAATGATTGCTGGTACACCTGGCGCAGGTAAGTCTTCGGTTGCTCTAGCAATTGCATTGAAAGCAAAGGTACCGACACTATATGTCAGTGCTGATACCAATGCACATACAATGGCTATGAGATTATTATCTATGATAACTGGCAAGACTCAATCTGATGTAGAAATCTTACTTGAGACTGAGGTTGCCACATCTCGTAAAGTTATAAATGAACATGCACAACACATCTTTTGGTCCTTTGATTCGAGTCCAACACTTGATGATCTGGACCAAGAGGTGGCTGCATTTGAAGAATTGTGGGGTTGTTCGCCAACACTCATTGTTATTGATAACCTTATGGATATCTCTAATGATGGGGGAGAAGAGTTTGCGAACATGCGCTCCACATTGAAAGAACTCAAGTACCTCGCAAGAGATACTAACGCTGCTGTTTTAGTACTCCATCATACTAAGGAGTCCTATACGGGTACACCGTGTCAACCACGCTCTGCATTACAGGGCATGGTTGCACAGTTACCCGCTCTTATCTGTACGGTAGGCAGTAATGCTCCTGGCTTTATAGCCGTAGCACCTGTAAAGAACCGTTATGGTAAGGCAGACCCATCAGGTGATACTGCCTATTGGTTGAACTTCAATCCAGAATACATGGATGTTTCTGACATCGCTGAGAGGTTGAAATGAGTTTCATCGATCCTATTGTGCCCACACCGATGTGGGACCCTTACTCACCAACGATTGATCCTGATGAGTGGGAAGACGATGATGACTAAACATATAAATGATTTAAAACCAGATTACACAAGGGCGATGGATATTCGTGGTGAACCTACCACCGTATGCATCTGTGGAAGTTTCATCTGGAATCTCAAGGTAGCCTTCGATGAGTATGGTAGCATTGGGATGTATTTTCTAGATATGGAGTGTGCTGACTGTGGAACGCAGGCAACCGCCCCAATTGAGGAGTAATAATGAAACTAACGACATACGCTTGGATTATGAGTGCTGTAGTCTTTGTGGGCACTTTGCCTCACACTGTGGGTGCGATGTTTACTCAGACTATAATAATAGAGAAATGCGTGGGCAAACCCATAGTATCTATACCGTTGTACGAAATGAAAAAAATGGCTAAGCAAATAGCCAAAGGTAAGATACTAGAAAAATATAAAAGTAATCGTGAGTGGGATTCACTGTTCACACTATGGAACAAAGAATCTCGCTGGGATTACACAGCAAACAATCCACGCTCAACCGCATATGGAATACCTCAGATGCTTAAAATGCCAGAGGATACTCCGATGCTTAAGCAAATTGAGTTAGGGCTCAAATATATTGAACACCGTTACGGCAGTCCATCAAAGGCTCTGTCCTTTCACAATCGTAATGGCTGGTACTAAATAATGGGTGGTCGCGCAGCAAAGGCTAAAGGCGCAGGAGCAGAACGTGATGTAGTAAAATACCTCAAGGAATGGTTCCCGTACGTCGATAGGCGTTTAGCAGGTGCGACCCTAGATAAAGGTGACATCTCAGGAATCCCTGGTGTTACCATAGAGATAAAGAACCATGCTAAGATGGACTTAGCAGGTTGGACAGAAGAATTGATAGTCGAGATGACTAACGATAAGGCTTGGACAGGTGTAGTTGTACACAAGAGGAAAGGCAAGGGGAACCCTGGAGACTGGTATGCAACTATGCCTGTACATGTCTGGATTGATCTTCTAAGGAAGGTATTAGATAAATGAGCGACAAACCCGATATCACGGCAGTGCTTGAGTACTATGGAGCAACTGTCCCTACACGCAGTGGGTGGGCTAAAATGAAGTGCCCATTCCATGATGATTCACATGCTTCATCGGCTGTACATTTAGCAGACAATGTATTTAAGTGTCATGCTTGTCAGTATAAAGGTGATGCATACGCTATCATTATGCAGAAAGAAGGAGTAGAATTTCGTGAAGCAATCACTATCGCAGAAGGAATCCTTAACCAAAGCGGCAAAGTATTACCACGGCGCACTGGTAGAGGCGGAGGACTATCTCGCAGAACGCGGGATAACAATGGAGGCAGCAACACGCGCCAGGTTGGGCGTCGTGCTAGAGCCCTTAACGGGTCATGAAGCCTATCTCAATAGACTTTCGATTCCCTACATTACGCGTTCAGGGGTGGTTGATCTTAGATTTCGTTCGATGGACTTATCAGAACCAAAATACATGGGAATGGCTGGAGCAACGACGCATCTCTACAACGTGGGTGCGTTCTTTAGAGCATCGTCATATATTTGTATCTGCGAAGGTGAGATTGACACGATTACGTTGGATAATCTTTGCGGGATACCTGCGGTGGGAGTCCCAGGAGTCAACAACTGGAAGAAGCATTACACGAAACTTCTCCAAGACTTTGAAAAAGTATTCCTCTTTGCTGATGGGGATAGTGCTGGCACTGATTTTGGTAAGTCTCTTTCTCGTGAACTGGGCAACTTGGTAGTGGTTCAGATGCCAGAAGGTCAGGATGTTAACTCAATGTATTTGTCACATGGGACCGAATACTTTAACAACAAGATTGCGAGTGTGGAGTAATGTTGATTCCAATAGACGGACAGTTTGAATGTGCAGAAGCCGATTGCGACTTTGCCACATCCGATCTCTATGATTTCATGAGCCATTGTGGGGTTGAATACTCGTGGAATGTACGCTTAAACAAGCGATATTCCTTTGATTTATATATGTTTTTAGATGTGTTAAATGAGTTGGCAAATGTGGGTGAACTAGATGGTATCTATGACCATATTCAGTCAGCCACCTTGCTACTTATTAATGCCTCAGGTGATGAATTAGAAGACTTTATTGAGGAAAGTATTGTACAATCAGAGATGTCAGAAGTAATGGATGGAATCGAAGGGTTACTAAGAGAGAATGAATAGGGAAGCACTTAAAGAGTTAGCATGGGCAGAGACTGCTGCATCTCAGTTTGAACTAGATGTGTATGAGATTATGGATGAACTCTATGACCTCATGATTAGTAAGCACACAGACTATGGTCCAACTAACATTTCTAAGTCTCCTGGTGGGCCTCTCAATGGCCTGCGTGTGCGTATGCATGACAAGATGGCACGTATCAACAACTTGGTTGAGAGCGGTGCTGGTGCGCAACATGAACCTCTTGAAGATTCCTTCAAGGACCTAGCAAACTATGCCGTCATAGGAATGATGGTACTACGAGAGAAATGGCCAGAAGAATGAAAAGTATATTCGGACCTTACAAGGGCTCAAAGGCAAACGGTGGACGCCCAATCTATGTATTTAAGAGAAAGAAAAAAGATGGCACAGTGGTTACAACTTCTAGCAATAAGGCTCGCGTTGATTACGAGGAAGCCACAGGAAAGAAGTTACCAAGAAAAACAGAAGTAGATCACAAGAACAACAAAGGTAGAGCAGGCGACGATAGGATTTCTAACCTTCGTACAATCTCTAAGAGTAAGAATGTTGCACTAGAGAACAAGCGTCGCGCCAAGAAAAAGACGGTTAAGAAAGCGACAAAGAAGAAATGAAAAATATAGTTTGCATTTCCGACCTCCAGGTCCCGTATCACGATGTAGAAGCCACTGCTGCAGTTGCTAAGTTTATCCAATGGTACCAACCTGAGACGGTAGTTTCTTGTGGTGATGAAATGGATATGCAGACCATCAGTAAATGGAGTAAGGGCACAGAGTTAGAATATGAACGCTCTATTGGTCGTGACCGTGACCTAACCCGCAAGGTTCTTTATGACTTAACAATTGAACACATGGTTCGTAGTAACCACACTGATAGATTATTTAACACAGTTGCTATGAGAGCACCAGGATTGCTTGGACTTCCTGAATTACAATTAGAAAACTTCTTAGGTCTTGATGACCTTGAGATTAAATATCATGCAGACCCATATGAATTAGCGCCAGGATGGTTGCTCATGCATGGTGATGAAGGCAACGTACAGCCTACTGCTGGTGCTACTGCATTGGGTTTAGCCAAACGCTCAGGTATGTCAGTAGTGTGTGGTCACACGCATCGCATGGGTCTCACACATCAGACTCAAACATATCGTGGTGGTAAGCCTAAGACAGTATGGGGTATGGAACTAGGAAACCTAATGGATTATCGTAATGCAAAATATATCAAGGCAGGGTTGTTCACATGGCAACAAGGGTTTGGTATCTTGCATGTCGATGGTAAGACAGTAACACCACAACTTGTACCTATTGTTAATCAATCGTTCACGGTGGATGGTAAAACATTTAAGTGGTAGTTGATACTTATAAGTACGAAAACATGGTGGGCTCTATTGCCTACGAATACTCACGTAAGTTTCACATGTGTGATGCTGATGATATTCGTCAGGAGTTATGGGTATGGTTCCTTGAGCATCCTAACAAGGTGAACACATGGGAAGAAATTGATCTTAAACAGTCCACTAAGTTAATTGCTCGCTCACTTCGTAATGCTGCAAAGGATTACTGTCAACGTGAGAAGGCTCGTGCTGTAGGTTACAAGGTAGAAGATAACTATTACTATGACCGTGAGGTTGTTGAATTGTTATTGCCAGCGGTGTTGCGTAGAGACCTTAACGCACCTGCTATGACTGAACTAGGATTTACTAAGGCTAAGAAGGTTGCATCAGAAGGTGGTAACTGGTTTGCCATGATGGCTGATATCGACAAAGCGTTGTCTCGTTTGACAAGAGAACAACTCACAATCGTGTATCTACGTTTCGGCGATGGTTGCGATAACGCTAGCCTGGCAACAGAATTAGGCATCTCTGAGGATGCATCTCGGATGCGTGTGAACAGAGCAATAAACAATCTATTAAATTTTCTTGGTGGATCTCGTCCACGCAAGGAACGCGACTATACGGAAGAGGAAGCCAATGAGCAGAAGAATGCAGATAGCGGAAGTGACGGAGATTTACAAGACTCTGGAGTCGACCTTACAGGACAAGACTTGGATTGATGCACACACAGAGGCAGATGTTAAACTGCTCACTGATGCTCATGATGTCACACTCAACTTACTTTCACAGGTAAGTATTTTTATAGACTTGTTCCACCAGTATGTTGACCTCGTGCAGGACAATGCAATCTTCTCTCAGGAGTACGCAGATAATAATCCAGACGACGGCGATGTCTCCCCAACACAAACTCCTCCCGCTCCCGCCAACCGCGCCGAGAAGCGTGCTGCTGTCAAGCCATGATCTGCATTAAGTGTAGAGCAGCGGGTACTGCTAACTCTGTAGGTGACACACAGATTGCCGTCATGTTTCATCAGGAGTGTGAGTCTATAGATTGTTGTTGCCAGCATAAGACAGGTAACTTCATCAAAAAATACGCATAAAAAAACCCCCTACGCTGGGTGCGTAGAGGGCGGTGGTCGGAATCCGACCAGTTAGTAATCGCGTACTATGTTTAGAACTGCTAAGACAGATTGAGACTCTAGCCTTAGTATTATGTATTCCATGGCAACTAACTCAGTCATAGGTGTACTACCTGCTTCTGAGTCACCTACTGTGATGCTAAAGGTGTAAGTATTCACTCATCACCCCACATTCTATCAGGCTCGCCACTATCATCTTCTTCTTCTTCATCCTTGCCTAGTGCTATATCATCTTCTAACGGTGGTTCATATGACATGAGTGTATCTCCTTTCTATAAAGCGAAAGCAAGCATAATGCCTACTACCGCCATCGTTACTACTGCGGTCATTAACATAAGGAACAACTGTTCCCCTACACTTTCGGTAAAGTGTTCGTAGTCATCATTGTTCATTACTTCTCCCGTCATGTGGTATAGAATAGACAGCACTCTCAAATGTATCAGTCCAGTTTATTGGAGTGATGTTTAGAGTCACTTGCATAGCGTGTCTTTCTAATCTGTCAGTACCGCCCCAGATACCAGTGAGTCCCCTATATTTTAGTGCATAGGTAAGACACTCCTGCTTGGCTGGACAAGCACTACAGATAGAGCGAGCAAGATTAGCCTCTGGAGTTTTACTCCACATTCGACCTCTACCTGCTAACTCTTTCGGATGCCACCAATCTGCATCGTATCCCTTATCGGCACACAATGTTTCATTGGTGAACATTGGCATGTGATTGTCAATCATCTATGTCACCTCTGGTCGGAATCCGACCATGTGCAAGTTTATCCCATGCACAGGTTTCACAGTAGTTACGCTCTGCGAAGTCGTGCGCCTCGACAACTAAGTCGAGGTCGCACTTCCAACATCGCGTTTTTGTATAGGTCATGCGTGACCTTCCTCTAGCGGTAAATGACCCGCTAGTTCATGATACTCAGAGGCTCTAAGCATCAGTCGTGCGTGTTCGGTTGTATCTCCCTGCCGTAATGCTTGTTCGGCATCATGCAGGAATAGTTCAGCGCGTACTCCATAGTAGTACGGTGTAGGCGGTACAGGCTTATGTCTTGGTTGATTACTCACCAGCCCCACGCCCCTTGTGAGTCAGAGTTCCACCAATTACCGCTATTCTTGCCAGCACCCTGATAGCACATACAATCTGACATGTAGACATCACACATGTAGCATGAGCCACACATTGAGCAGTAGTCTGGATTTTTATCCTTAGGTTCCTCTAGTGCAATCTCATCACAGACATTACACATAGCCCAGTATTCATCATCCTTAGAGATGAAGTCCAGAGACCTTGCAGACATCCAGTTAGATTTAGACTTCTTGCTTTCATAGGTTGGCAGGTAGCATGAATCATTAGACCACCATACGCCTGACTCATCTACTCTACCCTTGTTTTCGTGGATAAGGTAGCACTCATACTCAGCAAGTGGGTCAACGGTAAGCACTACTACCTTTGAGCCTGATGTAAAGTCCTCGATTAGATTATAGACTTGTGGATTATCTAATGCTTTGACACCACCGATAGCAGGTAGTAAATCCTCAGCAAAGATACGGGTATCGCTACGCAAGTCACCTTGCGGTTCGATAATAGGCAGGATGCCATTGTGTGCTAGATAGGTGCGTTCATCTCCACCTACCTTGAATGGGTGACAGTTATCTACTGTCGTTGAGCCATGAGTGGCTAGTCTGGCGTGCCATGTAGCATGACCTTCTGGATACTTTGCTCGCATCTCTAGGAATCGGTTGATAGAGGTGTCTGCGTTCATAGTGCGCTCACTATAGATTCGATCTTCTTTGGGTATAACTATTGCGAAACCAAATCCGTGTGGATTGTTGAGCGCACTTGCTTCTAACTTATCTCTTGACGGAATTACATTGGGTGGAATTACACATAACATACACATTGGCTTACTCTTTTCTGTGGTCGGAAACCGACCACCTAGTTTTCATCTTGTGGTACATCATTGGCGAACGATTCGCTCATGATTGTTGCTAGGTTGGGATAAGTCTCAAGATTCTGTGATACATACGCGGTGAAGCGTAGCCATGACAGAGCCTGATTCTTGGATGTGACCTTGAGGTCACGCGTGTACTCTACGGATGCAGTAACGAACTCGATTGCAGATAGCACTCGTTCCTTACGAAGCGAACCCTTGAACACGCGTACTTCTAGCGTGGCATCATTCTCGGTGTTGATAGCCGAGTACCTGCCATTGGTTTGATTACCCTCTTTGAGTTTAGGCACAAGTTTGCCCTTATCTTGGAAGGTGGCGTAGTTGTTGTTGCTACGCCCAGCGATACGCTCAACCTGTCTTTGGTTGTCGTAGATTAGTTTCATGAATCGTAACTCATGAGCCTGTCGCTTGAGTATAATCTCCGACCTTGACGGTCTATTCTGGGCATCCCATGGAGACATACCAGTACCAAAAGCGGTGCGGGACACATGGACATGAAGCCCACATGATGTTGTATTCCATGAACGGAAGCCATCTCTCTTGAGTTTATCAAGGAACTCCCACTCGAAATCACCTTGATACTTCTGGAGAGTGTGAGGATGCGTGACTATCTCGAAGCCGTCATTGAGTGAGCCGTCATCCTTCATGTAGGCTCGACTACCCAAGATGTTTTGAGTTATCTCTGCACCATGATAGCGAGAGTTATTCCTAGCCTCGACTTCTAACTCGAAGCCTAGATGATACTGACCAGCACCAAAGAACTCAGGTCGTGGTCGGTACGAATAACTATGGATAATTCCATTATTATCATCCTCATCTGGGTCATACGAGCAATCGTAGTGGTCAGACCAGTATTCATCACCGCAATCATCACAGGTGTAGATGTTGGCATCTGCACACCCTTCGCAGTATCTCTGGCCTTCCCACCGTCTAGTGTCTGAAATTCGGACAGTATCCTCACAAGACTCACAATAGTGGAAGTTATCACTACCACCGTTATCAGCCATGTAATTATCAGCGCAAGGCTGGCATCTATTGTCGCCCTCAATCTGGGTGAACACCATGAACTCATGGTTGTCTGGTAGATCGAAAGCCTCACGCATACGCCAACTTCTAAAGTTAATCATGGCGTAGTTGTTGTCACAGGCTACACATCCATTATCTACACAGCCTTCGTGAACGACAATGGCGGTATAGTCAGCAAGCACACCTTTCGTGAATCGCCAGCGACCATTAGCATCAGCAGTCTCAGGCTTTCCACAACATTGACAGACGGGTGTGTCTTTCATGATAGGGAACGCTTCTAACTGTTGTTCTAGTGTCAATTCCTCATCTAGTCTGTCCCAATGGATGCGACAACCTAGACAGTAAAGGCGTTGGTCTGGGTCTTGGCTAGAGTGAACGAATAGGTGGTCTGGCTTGTTGCACCTAGCGCATACTCCAATCTCGACATAGCCGAAACTCATCATGCCACCTCTTTCATTATCTTGAGTGCTTCTTGGAAGGCTTCTGACTTAGCCTTGTGGTAACTAACCGTTGAGTTTTTCCATACCCTAGCCAAGCGTTCCATTTTCTGGTGATACTCGACCTTCTCAATTAGTTTTCTTTCCAGCGTTAGCATGGTTACTTGCTTGCCTTGTGATCGTCACACACTATGAAAGATGATTCCTTAGCGGTGAGCCATGCGTTACGGTACTCGCTGACTGCGCGAGTTAGTCTGGCGTTAGCAACTGCGGTGGTGATAACTAGCGATACTGAGACGATTAGCGCAATCATTACTGCTAACATGTCTCCTGTTGATAGGTACATTGTGGTTCCTTTCGGGTGTGGTCGGAATCCGACCAGATAATGTGAGGACATAGTTATCCCCACTAAGATAAGAATACGGTAGTGGCTGACCAATGTCAAGGACTCGACTACGGCTGAGCCAGCCCCTACCCAACACAAACCTAAAGGCGACTACGGCTGAACTCACGACCCCCGACACAAACTAACCGACACAAACCCAACACAAACAAAAAACATTTTTCGCGCCCGCGAAATGCGGGCATGGGAAAGCCCGCCCCCCGATTAAGGGAGACGGGCTTCTGGTCGGAAACCGACC